TGTCATTACAGCAGCGTTTGCAGGCGTTGCTACCATTGTGCCCAATGTCATGGCTGCAACCATGGCAAGAGCGAGTTTCTTAAATGAATTCATTCTTTCTCCTTGTTAGTTTATCTAGTCCAATGACTAGAATATTATATTAAATTAAAACCATCCAAAAAATCCCTAACATCGTCAGGCATTTTCCGATTATCTAATTCTACCATACCCCTGTCTTTCTCCGCAAGTCGTGCTGAAGTAGACCAAGTATGGACTTCTATTTCTGTATTATTATTCTTTGGTGTATGTGATATTGCTCCAAATACCGCACCAGTTACGGCATCTGCAAGGTCTTTAGATTTTTTGCGGGGGTGATCTACACGATTACCCTTCATAATTTTAAGTTCTGACATTTCTTCTAATAGGATAGGTATTCTTGGAATAGAAACACGCTCTTCATAAATCATCATAGCCAGATCTTCGTAGTGCTTCTTGGCAACAGATACTGTCTCAGTCCTAATTCCAACAGCCTGCAACTCATTTTGGATATCAAATGATTGCCAACGGTCAAAAGAAACCATGCCAATATTAAAACCTTGTCTGCGTAGATTCATAATCCACTGCTTAACTTCAGATAGATTTACAGGACCCTCTGCTCTTGGTTCCCACCATGCAACTGCATCTACTACTACAATTGGTGCTACTTGTTCGTAGTCTTTAATTACCTGGATATTTACCCACTTGTCTACGTGAGCAATTGCTACCGCACATTTATCGTGTTTTTGTGCAAGGTCAGCATGAATATAGTATGTTTTTTCTGGATCTGGTACAAATGTTTCGTCAAACCTTCTAAATGAATCTACTGGGTTTCTAGTGTTCATGCACTTCTCAACCTTGTCAATTTGCTTAAAGAAAGCATCAGATGAGTATGTTGGCATACATGCAAAGCGCATCATTGCATCGCCAAGATCAGTATAGAATGCTAGTTTAAAGTCTTCTATCTTACGGGTTGGATTTACTTCCCATGTAGGTCTTTTGAATGCGTATATCCTTGGAATTTTGTATTGAAGAATGTTGTCTTCCTCCCACGAAATTTCAAACTGATTTCCAGGATCATCGTGTGGCAAATCTTCATTTATAATAAATGTATGTCTGCGCTCAACAGTTTCTTTGTCAGCAATAACAGATTCGTATCGTTGAGAAATAAAGTCACCTTGATAGCGTGGGAATGAAAGCAAAACAACCTTACCAAGGTCTGGGAAACGAGAGTCTACTGTTCCACGAAATGCTTTATAAATATTATCAGCAGTCTTTCCTTGTTCATTTCCAGATACAACCTCACTTGCAAAACCAGAAATCTCATCAAGCACTGCCATAAGTAGGTTCAAACCCTCATGAGATTCTCTTTCTGAGTGTCCAGAATAAACAGTAATTGCTTTGTCAAACTCAATTGAGTCAGCCTTTGCATTATACTTTCCAGCAAACCAAGGTGACTTTTCAATCTTTGTTTTAAAACCTTTAAAGAAAACGTTCTTTGCCTGCTGTGCGTTAACAGCAACGTTAATAATATCAATAGCATCTCCTGCAGGCTTACCAAAATAAATTGCTGGGTCTTTTAGGCATAGAAGTTTGTATACTACATATGCACATGCAACTGTTGAGATAAAATCTTTACCACTACCCTTGCCAAGTTGAAGGATTAGTTCGTTTTTTGTGTATTTATTAAAATGATTTAGACCTTCTGCAGGTCCCATAATATCAATTAAGTCTTCTTTACGATATATCTGACTCATTGCTTCAACAATTTCGTATTGAATATCAGATAAAATTGGTTGACCAAGATAGTCAGGTGACTGAACAAATGTCTTTACGTCAACTGGTTTTTCAACAAAATGATTCTCTTTTAATACCTCAAGAAAATCATTGAACATCGTGGACAACAGTAATCACTTCTCCCTCTTTTGCAATAGCAGAAAGGCGTTGCATAATAATATCTCTTACTTCTGGATGCTCTGAAGCAATATCTCTTAGGATTCCAACAAGAACTTCTTGCCGTCTTTCAATTTCAATCATTTCTTCTGCAAGTTCTTTGTTTTCAAGAAGACCTGCTTTTTGAAGCATATCAATTCTTCTTGACTCAATATCTAAAACTAGTTTAATTCCAGCAGTCTTTGCACTAAGGTTTGTTGATAGGCTTGCCTCATCAATAACCTCATACGCCTTTGTAATTAATTTTGTGTAGTGCGTGTCTGCTCCTACTAGGGCTTCTTTAGCACGAGCACGAATAGCATCATTAGCGGATGCCATAACCTTCCACTCATTAATTAAAGATACAACACGAGTGCGTGGTATTTCTAGTTCTTTAGAAATAACAGTTGGGTCATTACCCTTAAGGTATTCAGTAACTACCTGATTTACTTCATCAAGATGATTAATTAATTCTGACTCAGTTGACATGTTTTAATTCTCTTGCAATTTTTAGTAAAATTAGATAACCAATAAGGTCATCAATGTCATTATCTCCTACATAAGAACCACCTCTTGTAATCCTAGATAGTTTGTCATCTATTCTTACATGAAGTTGTTCTATGTTGTCAGATGTGGAAAAAATTCTAACAGGATTTAACGCAGAATTTCCATATGATTTATTTTTTGCAATAAGCATAGACTTAATTTCATCACAAACTTGTCCAATAGTAAACTGTGTTTCTTCGCTCATTTAGTAACCTCCACTGATAGTCTTTTAAAACATCTCAAACAGTTCGTATATGTTCTCCCAGTAAATGGGCAAGAAGATATTGAGGATTCTGTGTGTTTACAAAACAGCCTTTGTGCAAGCGCCTTTACAACATCCATAAAATGCTTAATAATTTTCATCTTCATCTTCCTCTAGATTCCAGTCAAAAGATTCTGGAATGTTTTTAAGTGTAGCAATTGCGGTTACAAGTCCTACAGCCATAACCAATGATATAAAAGCCATAAAATATTTAATCTTTTTCATCGTTTTGATTTCCTTAATCCAAATTTAGCAAGGTACACGTAGATAGTCTCAACACTGGCTCCGCACTCCTTTGCAATCTCTTCTGGAGTCTTTTTATCCATAAGATAGCGCTTACGCATATAGACTTCTGATGTATATAGTTTAGCAGGCATGGCGTTATTTGTCAACTTCCGTATCAATAACATCATAATCATAGGCGTTTGAGTCTTCAAGCATCCATTTATCATAACTTTCAACATCCCACTTGTTTGTATTAATGAGTCTTTGTATAACTAGATCTTTTTTTGTTACAAATGAAGGCTCTTTTAGTCTTACCCGATTATTAGGCTGGATAGCGAAGTTTCCATCATCCCTTTGAATTACATGACCACATTTATGCTGCCCTGGGTTTTCAGAATATCCATCATCTAGGATATTTGTTTCTGGGTTATGCCAGTCAAGAGTAAATAGATAAGTTCCAGGAATACTTGTTTTTGTTCTGTCAATGTATGACATTCTCATGTTACTTAGGTTTTCAAACTTTGTAACAGAAACGTAAGGGCTAAAAGAATTCCATAAAACAAGATTATGAATTGGTTCTTCTGGAACTCCTGGCTTAGTACAAAAAGCATTGATTGGCATTCTCCACCAAATTCCTCCATCCTCCATTAAAAAATGAAAAAGTGGACTCCTACTTTTAATACTTGAAACACCAAAGATAACGCATGGAAAATATTTGTCATGACTATCTTCTTGATCTCTTAAAAAATTACCACGAACATAGCATTCAATTGGTGGTATGTTTGCATTTAACTCTGGCATTACTTACTTTCTCCTATCGCCTTATCCCAATTTTTTATAGCCCAATGACCAATTCCACAGGCATCTGCAACATCGTTGTCTGTGATAGTTCTATCATAATTAATATTAATAAACTTAATTGTTCTTTCTTTACGAAGCATTCTTTCGTGAGCCTTATAGTATGAATCAGACTTTCCAGGATTTTCAGATCGTATTAGTAACTGTTCTTCTTTAGATATTTTTCCATTACCCATAAAAATTTGCCAAGTAATTGGAGAAACTCTGCCAATTATTTTAGTTCCAGATTGTCCTGCTGATCCAAGAATTGCACCCTGAACTAATGCAAGGTCAGCAGCAGTCTTGGGGCTATTCATAAATACTGTATGTTCAATAACTATTGCTTCAAAACCACCATAAATATCAAAAAAGGCTTTTACTTTTTTGCCAGCATCCATAACTTTTTCATAGATATTATTTCCCTCAAAATAAATTTTTCCAATGCTTTCAAGTTCATTGCCAACAAACAAAGCAAAGGCAAGACTATTAGTACTAGCATCAATGGCACAAATAGTTTTTGGTTGTGCTTCTGCCCCCCATTTAGTCTTGCTCATATTCAATATAACCTTTCAATTCTTTTAGCATTTTTGCAACTGCTTTTTCACTAACATTACAGTTTGAACAAAATCCAGAGTCGTTATATATAGAAAGTTCTTGTGCACAACCTCCAAGACATAAGCGCTTTTTACCTTTTCGTTTCTGTCTTTTTGTGACATTATATCTTTCTACAATCTTTTCTCTGGTTGCAATATCTCTACAAACCTTATTACAGTAAATCTGATAAGTTACTTTAGGTTTAAATGATGTATCGCATACACTACATAACTTCACTGAGCCCCTCCAGGGATTTAAGTTTTACTACCCCTGTGCCAGCATCTTCACATGCTTTTTGAATTGGACATGTCTTACAGATTTTTGAATTTGATCTGTAGTTTTTTGTGGGTAGTGTTTTATCTGTCCATGCTTTACGAACATCTCTCATCCATTGAAATGTTTCGTCAATCCACTGACGATAATAATCTGTTACTTCTATTGGAAGAACTAGCAACTCATGATTATTCTTGTTTTCATAAATCAATACACCCTTTGATTTTTTAAGAATCTTCATATAAATAAGCAACTGGATTAAGTGACCAGTCTTTGGCTTTAATGCTTTCTTGCGATATTCAAAACCTTCATTGAGCATGGTCTTAATTTCTCCAACAATCTGCTCGCCCTCCCAATTAATCATGGCATCACCATAACCAAAGATAGGTGGATCATTATTGATAATCTTAAACTCTGTTGTTGGACCTTCATCTGATTCATATATTTCTGCAATACCAGAATCCATCATGGCCTGTTGAATTCGTTCATGTGACTTAGTACCAGCAGTCATATTTGCTGCTCCATAAGCATCTGCATTATCCTCAAAGACTGCACCCTCAAATGCAAGGTACCAATATCTTGGGCACTCTCCATGAGAGTATGCAATTGTAGATGGTGCAAAAGTTTTCTTTGTTTGAAATTTATCTACACGCTTAACTGTATATCCTGATTGAATTTTTTCAATCAACGCCTGAGTATCTATAATCTCTATCTTCTTTGGTTCTCTAATCATTATCTGCTGTAGTAAATTTTTAGTCATTATCATCCCTTGTTTATATAAGTATAGCAGGTTAGCGCATAATGTATTTTAATGCTGATACCAAATCATTGATTGATTCTGCTGCGGTATAGTAAATATTTTTTTTTGCCCTGTCACTTTTATCAACATTGGCCATCCACGTAGCCTTTAATGACATCTTTGCTGCAATTGCCTGTAGTCTAACAATCTCAAGACTTGCAACCTGGATTGGAATATCTGGTTTAATAATTATCTTAGCAATCATTGTAAGAGCAACTGTAAGTTCTTCATCATTCATATACTCTGCAATTTCAGCCAAACCATTTACTTGCTCTAGTGTTGTTTTTTGTGGACCCTCATTTGACATTTTTGTTCTCCTCTATTAACTGTTCTAACATATCTAACTCTATTATAGCAAGGCGTACCTTTTGTGTACCCTCGCCAAGTACAATAATCAAGGCAGGATCCATACTTTTCTTTAATGCATCAGTCGTAGCCTTAGCCCAAACATCTTGATTTAAGGTAAAAGATTTAGAACATTCTTTAAAATCTATTACAAAATTATTCCAAGATGCATCACCCTTGGTATTATTCCTACCAGAATTCTTGTGTTGCTTGGCTCCGATACGCTTTGACTCAGACCTCTCACTCATTAACAAAATCTTTCTTTTTCTTTTTTGGAGGTATCAGTCCAACTTTAGACATATGCTTTGCAGAACACATCCATGTTGCATCTCCCGTTTCACGCCAGAGTCTTAAAAACAAAACCTCTTCATTACATTTCTTACATGGAAACTTTCCAGGAAATACAATAAAATTACTATCAGCCATTTGCTAACTTATCTCTTAGGTTTTGCTGTAGATCTAAGTCTTCTCTTACACGATTGATAAAGCCATCTCGTCCTTGAACCTTCGTTCCATCATCAAGTTGATACCATGCTCCAGTACGATTAACTAGACCTACTGACTCTGCTGTATCAACCAAATCACCAATGGCATCAATACCAATATCGTCACCTCTAAAATAAAAATCATACTCACCAGATTGGAACCCTGGAGAGGTTTTGGAGAACTGTAATTCCCAACGAATCTTTCTACCAATTTTTTCTTCAATTAACTTATCTCCCACTTTAATCTTTCCCTTAAGTGCCTGATTGTCTGACTCTGATGAAAACAGTTTAATAACACATGAGGAATAAAACTTAGTAGCCTGACCACCAGAAGGTTGCTGGCTAGTATACATTGCATTAATATTATTACGAGACTGAGAAATAAGTACAAGTAAAGTTGGCTTAACCTTATTGTTTGCATAGTTAAGCATCTTCCAAGCATTACTAAAGTCACGAGACTCTGCTCCGATTTGCTTTGTATTTTCTAATGCTTTCATATCATCTGTATCTTTTTCAAAATAGATTGCAGGAAGCATTGATGTAATGGAGTCTATTACAATTAAATCAACACCAGCATTAATAAGTCCAACACCAACATCAACCATATCGCTAATAGTTCTTGCTTGTGAGTAGATTAGTTTAGTTGGATCTACTCCAAGTTTTACGGCCCAGTCTTCAGAGTATGACATTTCAGAGTCAATCCATGCACAGACCTTGCCTTCTTTTTGTGCCATAGCAATCATCTGAAGGCACATAGAGGACTTTGCAGACGACTTTGATCCCCAGATAAGGACCTGTCGTCCATAAGGCAGCCCACCGCCAAGTGCACGGTTAAGTCCAAAACTTGGAGTAGGCTGATACTCAAAGTTTACTCCAACACCGTTACCTAATCTTTTTCTCAACTTAGGATCAAGTTGTGCTAATACTTCTTCTACACTAACTGACATGTACATCCTCCAATGTTACTGTTCCGTCT